ACGATTATAGCGTTATTATGGTTCTGGGCGTTACTGCAGAATATGATTACTATGTTATTGAGTATTGGCGTGAAAGAGTCCTCCCCATGGAATGTGCTGACAAGATTTTTGAGATTCTTAAAAGGTATGATCCAGTAAGAAGGGTTAATATTGAAACGATTGCATATCAAGAAATGCTTAGAGACTATGTTCAAAAGAGAAGTAAGAGAGAAGGATTGTTCGTGCCTGGAATTGAACAAGGTATCAAAGGATATACCCAGAAGAAGAAAGACAGATTGTTCGAAGGATTACAACCTATGTTCAAGGCTGGGGCTGTACATCTTAAGAAAATTCACCATGAGTTTATTGGCGAACTACTTGATTTTCCAAAAGGCTCTCATGATGATACTATTGATGCTTTTTGGTTAGCCACTCAATATGCCAAGGGAAATCCCAAGGCAGGAAATAAAAACAAGGAGAAACAGAAAGATGGTACTTATAAGTCTGCAAGAAAGATGTATGATTGGATTACTGGGAGACGTCTCTAATTTGCATATAATACTAATTTTTCAGTAAATTTAACGTATGATTCCACAAAATAAAGTAGCAGAACAAATAAAAGAGCGTTGGGACAGATGGTATAATGCTAGGGCAGATTGGGATGTGCAGGCAAGGGAAGATATAGATTTCTATCTCGGCAACCATTTTTCAGATAGAGAATCAAGAGAATTGTCCGAGAGAAATCAAATGGGGTTACCCATTGATAGGTTATATGCAGCTATTGAGCAGTTCAAGGCAATTATCACTTCTAAGCCACCAAAATTTTCTGCCGTAGGCAGAGAGGATTCTGATAATAAATTAGCGAATGTTTGGAAAACAATATTAGAATTTATATGGGATAGCTCTGATGGTGACGAAGTATTTAAGCAAGTAATTCATGATTATTCTATTACAGGCTTAGGGTATTTTTATAGTTATATTGATACTGAGTCTGATTTTGGAAGAGGAGATGTTAAATTTACATATGTTGATCCATTTCGTGTAGTTGTTGATCCTAATAGTAGAAATAAATGGTTCGATGATGCAACAGGAATGCAGTTATCCACTATCGTAACAAAGGATCAATTAGTTGATTCTTACCCTATGTTAAATGAGGAAGATGATAATGGTGATGTTTTAATTGATGAAATTGAAACTATTGGAGTTTCAGATGAAGATTATCCATCTGCACAAAATAAACAACAAGGAATATCATTTACTCCAGATATAGTAAAAGATTATGATTTTGGTGATGGTAGTGAAAAATACAGAATTATAGAAGATTTTAGAAAGGTGAAGATGCCATTCTTTAGAGTGGTTGATTTACGGACTGGTCAAGAGAAAGTTTTAGATAATAAAGGTCTAGAGATGTTATTGAAAGATGATAGGACTGCTAAAGCTTTTGACCAAGGGCTTTTTGATATAGTAGAGGTGCAACAAACACGTATAAAAGTTACATGTATTGTAGGTCAAGTTATTTTATACGAAAAAGTATTACCTACAAATATTTTCCCAATAGTACCTGTACCTAATATTTGGACTAATACTCCTTATCCAATGAGTGATGTACGTAAGAACAAGGGGTTTCAGAGGTTCTTAAATAAAGTAATGTCTTTAATAACTTCGCATGCGCAGGCATCGTCTGGCTTGAAGTTGCTTATACCACAGGGCTCTGTACAAGATATAGAGGAACTGGAACGAGATTGGGCGAATCCCAATGCAACAATAGAATATGACGCTTCATTTGGTGAACCTCATTTCCCCTCTCCACAGCCTTTAGCAAGTTCAATTTTACAGTTACCAAAAATGGTGGAACATTATATAGACTTAAATATTGGAATATTTGAGATGCAACAAGGAAATACTGAGGCTGCTCCTAGAACATCTTCTGGAACTATGATGATGGAAGATTTTGGTCAAAGACGTTCAAAGTCTAAATTAAGAGATGTTGAGGCAAGTTTAAAAAGATTAGGTAAAGTGATATATCATTTAGCAAAATCACATTATGATTTTAGAAAAACATTTAGAATTGTACAGCCAAATAATGATATTACTGAATATACTGTTAATAAAAGAATGTATGATGATAAGACTAAGGAACTTATGGAGATTGAAAACAATATAAGTCTTGGGAGCTTTGATATACGTATTATTGGTAATTCAACTATGCCATCGAATAAGTGGGGTGAATGGAATGTATATATGGAGGCATATGAAAAAGGTTTAATAGATAAGGTAGAGGCGTTGAAGAAAACAGAAATATTTGATAAAGAGGGTGTAATGCAAAGAACTGATATGGTTCAACAATTACAAACTCAATTACAACAAGCACAAGAACAAATTAAGAAACTTGATGGTGATTTACAAACTGCTCATAGGGAATCTATCCAATCTCGTAAAAGAACAGAGGTTGAGAAATTTAAAGGAAAACTTAAAGAGCAGGAATATGATTCTAAAACACAAAATAAAGTTTCTATTGATAAATTATCAAACGCTGTTAAACTCGAATCTGAGAAATTACGTTTAGCCACAGAGGCAGAGAAACGTAGTCAAACTCGTAAGAAAGAGAAATAGCAATAACAAAGGAGTTAAGATGTCAAATCAAGACAATATCGCTTCTGGAGTTGAACATCATGAAGGTGGTGAAATCAACGATACAGGAGTAGGGCAAGATGAAGGAACAGTTCAACAAGAGGATTCTACACAAGATTGGGAGGCACAAGCTAAGTACCACCAATCTGAGAAGGATAAACTCTATGCTGAAAATCAACAGCTTAAAAAATACGAAAAAGTTGGAAAATTTTTGGAATCACGTCCAGACTTGGTGCAAAACCTTACTGGACAAATAAGTGGTCAACCAAATACTAACGATCAACGTGTTACTTTAAAGCCTGATGAGTTTGATCCTTGGGAAGCCTATAATGACCCATCATCGAAATCCTATGCATATAGGATGCAAGAGATGCAGAGTAACATAGATGGCGCAGTTGAAAAAGCTATTAGTGGAATAAAAGCAGATCAAGGAAAGGCAAATCTTCGTGCTGATTTAGCTAATCATGGATTATCTAAAGAAGATCAAGATTCATTTTTTGAGTTTGCTGAAAAACATCCATCTGAATATGGTTTAGAAAATGTGCTAAAAATGTGGCGTGCTGTTTCTCAAAACCCAGCAACAACTACTAATAATCCATTAGATCAAGTTCGTCAAAATCAAGCTAATCCTCAAGCTGCTGGTGTTCTTCAAGGGCATCAACCTGAGAAAAAGAGTGATACGGATAAGATGTGGGAATCAATAGTAGCTGCTGGAGGTCGAACAAACGTATTAAAATAATAACAAAAGGAGTTTAAAATGGCTACTTATAATAGTGGACAAGTGAAATTTGGTACTCCTGGTGCAGTTATTGATAGTACAGTCCCATCAAGAAGACTGTATGATTTCAGTGATAGGGTCGCTGACTTAGCTCCAGATGAATCACCATTTTTCGTATACTTGTCAAAAGTTGGGAAAGTCCCAACATCGGATTCACAATTCCGATTTTTAGAAGATAGAACCAAAATATCTATTACAGATAGAACATTCACAACATCAAGTAATCTTGGTGCTATTGATGAAGATACTACAGATACAATGACAATATCATCTTCTCCATGGCTAATTAAGGGTATGGTTGTGATGGTTTCTGCAGCTCATTCGGGAGCAGGTGCAGGAAGTAATTCTGCAACATGTGTTGTTACTGCTGTTAATTCAGCAACTGAAATAGAGGTTAGATGGTTAAGAGAGTCTAGTGTCGCAGTTAGTATAGATGGTTCTAGTGCTGCTGTTAATTGTCAAGTAATTGGCACAGCTTATGCAGAGGGATCAGGTGCTCCTGATGTATGGTCACAAGAGCTAGATAATGATTATGGGTATACTCAAATCTTTAAAACAGCTTGTGAAATGACTAATACAGCACGTGCAACTGTATATCGTGGATATGCTGATGAATGGCAACGTATTTGGAATCTTAAATTACGTGAGCATAAAATTGACATTGAAAGAGCTATGCTTTTTGGTCAACGTGCAAGCGTAGGTGGAATCCAATATTCAGAAGGTATTGTTGGTCATATAATTGCAGAAGGTTCAGCTCCAACAGCAGACACTACTCAATTATCTTATTCAGAAGGAAAAGCTTATCATAAAACAATAGCATCAGGCTCAATGACATATGATAACTTTCTTTCAGACTTAGAGGTTGTTTTTGATCCAGCACGTGGTGGAAGTTCATCTAAACTTGCATTATGTTCACTTCCTGTGATTTCATTGTTTAATAAGCTTGGAGATGGTGCTTTTGTTGATGCTTCAATGGGGCATGGTAATAATCCATTTGCTTATAATTTTGAGGCTAATAAGGGTGCTTTTGGACATAAGGTTACAAAAATAGATACAGTACATGGAGACATCTCTCTTGTAAAAGAGCCATTGTTTAGAGGTTTATCTTCTACATTTATGGCTTTAGTTGACCTTGATCATGTTTCATATAGACCTCTTGTTGGTAATGGCATAAATCGTGATACTGCAATAACAACTAATGTACAGCAGGCTGATGAAGATTTACGTAAAGATTTGATTCTAACAGAAGCAGGTCTTGAAATAACTCTTCCTGAGACTCATGCATTATTTAATATAGAAGGAGCTTAATTATGAGAAGTGATGTATTAAATAGTAGTAGCAATAACTATGGTCAAGTAGTAGATAAGTGGAAATTCTCAGCAAAAACAGCAGATTTTACTGCAGCTGATGGATTTTGTTATCTTATTACTAAAGTAGATGGCTGTGATGTTACATTGCCAGCCCCTACTGTAGGTGCAAAGATTAAACTTGTTTTTGGAGCAGTCACAAGTAATGCTCATACTGTTACATGTGACGCTACAACAACACTGTTTAGTGGCTATGCATTATTAG